TTTTCTATTACTTTTTTTATTATTTCACTTTGTTCTTCATCTAGTCTTACGGAATTTTGAAATTCATAAAAGTCATTAAATAATTCAAATTCGCTTTTTTCTTTAATCTTTTCAAAATTCTCAATGTTCATATCACTATTATATGATTTTGAGTTTAATATATCTAGACTCAAAGTATTAGGATATATTTTTATAAAGTTGGATTCAATATGTACAAAGAATATAATATTGCAAAAGATATGGAATACAATAGTTACTATTGGGATGATTATTATAGTATTAGGTGTTATTACTTTATGGATATGTATGGGTAGTGGGAGTTGTAATGTGAATAGGTATGATAATCATTTAGAATGGTATAATAAATAACCCAGCCTACCGATTAAAGTAAGCTGGGGTTCTTTATTATTTCATATCTTCTATCTTATCCAGAAGATTATTAAATTCAGTTTCAATCTGTTCATCAGTAAAGTACATATTGCCTAATGGATGCTCAAATACTATTATCTGTTTGGACAGACCATTTAAAGTAAGATTCACTTTATAAGCCTTAGAGTTGATTTTAGGAGTATTAAATACATCTTCCAAGTGAACTTGAATAGCTACTGTAGCTACTTCCAGACTATCTATAGCAGTCCTTCTTTCCTGCTTAGACATATCTACTAGTTTCTCTATTACTTCACTACATTCCCTATTTAATCTGGTTATATCGAAATGTGCGTTATAAGCACTATCTTCCATTATTTCAATATTAGTGGCTGTAGGATATGTTTTAGTAATGTATGATTTAATAGGTGAATCACCACAAGCTGTTAATGTTAGTACTGCAAATAATAATAGTAATAATTTCTTCATAATCAATAAATTTAAAGTTTGAGCAAATATAGTTAATTCATCTTAGACCATCTACCATTTACTAAGGTAAATCTTTGAGCCTTATTAGAAGGAATCATAATAACCTTCTTATAGTAGTTACCGTTATCGGCTGCTGTAGTAGTCGGACAGTATTTATAATCTATAGTACCATAGTTCTTGATAGTACTGGTAGTGTACCAATAGGCATTAACTTTAGTTCCATCTGTAAAGAAGTTAATGTAGTATGCTGTATCTGACTGGCTATCTTTCTTATCCTTCACTAAGGACTTATATTTAGATACTTCCATTAAGTGAGTATCATAGCCTTCATACTTAATCTTTCTTACCTTTATTTCGGCTACTACCTTCTTATCATTATAAGTAAAATAGTAGTCCACTGGTGCATATTTATCTTCTGTAGGATGCAGATTAGTAGCACCCACTTGTATTAAAAATGATTCTAATAGTTTCCTTCCATTTAGTTCTAATTCATAAAATTTGTCCATTTAAGCTAGTAGTTTGTACTAGCCTGTATTCCATTATACATAAATCATTAGCCATTCACATTAACCATATATCATTTACAGGCTAATGGGTTATTCTTCCTTAGCAGGTTCTTCTTTAGTTTGTAAATCCTGCTGTATCATCTGTAACAGTCCAGCCACATCTTTATAAGGCTGCTGGACTAAGTAATTAATAATTGCGTTAATAGTTTGTTCCGACATACGTTTCATTCACTTAATATATTTAATGCTTCATCTGATTCTGATATAACTGCATTTCCTTCTTCATCTACCCACATAGTTCTTATCTTTAATAGCCTTAATAACCCTATCTGTTTCTTCTGTGATATGTTGTTTAATCTCATTTACTACAATCCTAATAAGGAAATACATTAGAACTGCTAAGAATGTTAGTAATACATAGGTTGTAAACATAGTATATATAGTTTAAGTAGTTAATAATCAAAGTAAAGTAAGGCTATCTTCACAGACTACCTTACTGGATGAATAACGAATCTCAATAATCTTTATGCTTGGATAATCTATAAGATAGCAAATCTAAATACAGAATTTGGTGTGTAAATAAATTGATAGAATCTATGTAGTAGGATAATCTATAAGAAGAATCTTTGTATTAGAAGTATCTGTAGTATTATTACTTTGATTAGTAGTAAAATAGAACTAAATTACTCACTAACCAGAATGATAAAGCCATTCCCATTTAACTCTTTATCATATTGCAAATATAATAATAATATTTTACATATCAAAACTAAATTACAATAATTTTAATATTTCATTTAAACACTATCTTAGGTCTGTAAACTATGAATCCTTTTGTTACTTTGCTATCAATTCTCTTAGTAGATGCTTCACAATCAAACCAATTAGTTAAGTCGGTAGCTTTGATTTTATTAGTAATACCTACAGCAGTATAGGCTTCGCTTATCCAGCCTTTAATATCAGCACTACTATAGAATCCTGTTTTAATTCTCTTACCTAGTATTTGTGCTACTTTAGTATCTTTGTTCTTATCGGATTCCCAGTTAATTAAAGCTGCTTCTACTGCTGATTTTGAATATCTAAGGCTTCTAACCTTATCTACACCTAATCTATGATAAGCATTAACTATTAAAGGCTGTATCTTAGCTAAAGTATCAGTTTCTGTAGTAATCACCATCTTACTAATAAGTTCTGCATATCTAAGGAAAGCATCTTTAAAGGACATCTTCTTACCAGCCTTCTTCATTGAATCAGTAATCTTTTCTACAGTAATATCAGTAGTAAGCATATCATTCTTATTATATGCACTTCTAAGTGCTATACCATCTTTATAAATAGACTGTTCTAATCTGAATGTAAATAGGTCTAGCTTCACTAACATATCATTTACAAAGTAATTACCTTCCTTATCCTGCATTACATACTGACTATTAAGCATCTTCTTAGCCATTTCTTTAGCTTTGTCGCTGCTGTTATTGATAGCACTAATAATTTCATTAGCACCTTCTATATTGTCATTAGTACGCTTTACCATATCTTCATAATTAATATCCAGTTCTATATTTCTGTTTCCTGTAGTATTAAAGATATGTACCAGTAAGTTTCTAAAGGGATTTGATTCAGTTCTAATTCTACCTGCTATTTGGTATATATCAGTAGAAATATCCAGCAGGGTATTAGTGTTAGTACTATTACTAACTACAAAGCATAAAGCCGAATCACTAAAGTAATCTGCACCTTCAAAGGATTTACTAGTAATGAAGGTAAACGGCTTATTCTCACTTCTGCTATTAGTAATGGTATATCCTGCTAATTTGGCTCTATTACTTTCATTATCTGCACATACTATCTTTACTTCTTCATTACTAAGGTCACAGTATTGTAAGATGGATGCTATATCTGTAACCGAATTTATAAAGAAGAAGGCTTCATAGCTTCTATTACCATTTATTTCTATAAACCCATCTTTCTTATAAGCATTGATATAGTTAGCAGCCTTAATATATGGCTTATTAGTTAAGTCCAGTTTAACTATCATTGTATCAGTTTCATCCCAAACAGCTTCTATTTCTTCTACATCTGCTAAACAGCTAGGTTTAAAATCAGCTTGAATAGGAGTAGCTGACATAAAGCAGAATGATTTGTAGCTTCTAAAGGTACTTAATACACCATCTATAGCCTTACTTCTGTAGCTATAAGCCTTTAGTAAGATGTGATATTCATCTACCAGTAACCTGTAATCAGTTGGTTCTAAGTATTCAGCTAATTTACCTATCTTATCATAAGTACACATAATCTTCTTAGTTCCTTTACCTTCTGCATATTTCTTTAATTCCTTCTTTACTGAATAAGAGAACACACCGAATAATCCGAATACAGTTTGTTCTTTACCATCATAGTTAGTAATAGTAGCTACACCAGCTTCACTAAGACCAGTCTTATTAGTAATAAGTTCGGTAGTGGGTACTGCTATTACATAGTTTTCATTATTGAAAAGAACTATAGTAGTTCCACCACAACCAGTAACAACTTTATTAAAGATGCAGTTATAAGGTAAATCTGATAGGTTTAAATAGCCATTGCTTGAATTGATTGATAATGTTTTCATAATAATTAGTTTAGATTAGTTTGTAAAGAATCTGGAGTTTAGAAGCATCTGGAGTTTGAATTATGGGTGTGACCATTTTTAGGTATTCTTTCTATAGAAGATTGAGGTTTCGCGCTCAAATATTGGTCATTAGTTTAGTATCTCTAAAGTTTGAATAATTTGGTTACGCTATCTGGGTAAGTAGAAATCTGAATAGATGTATATCTGTAGCAAATAATTTAAGTTTGGGTATGTAACTTTTTTAGTAGTCTTAAAGGTATAATTTGCAAATTTTGGTTACACTTGAAATAAAATAATAAGCGTATCACTACGCTTACTATTCTACGCTTAACTAACCCAAACTCAAAAATTATGATGAATAATTAACAATCAGTACCTAAAATATGCTCAAAAGGTACTTATGGTAATAACTTTGTGATTCTTAGATGTGAATTAAGTGGAAGAACTGGCTAATCAGCTAGCCAGTCCACTTAGAAAATCGAATTAAAATCTATGTTTCAGTATGATAGTTTCCTTCATTTATTGTAATACAAAGATAGTGAAATATTTTGACATATCCAAATTTATTGTAATAAATTTTAAAATTTATATTGAGGATGTTATAACAGCTATATTCTTGTATTACAGTATGCAAAGTGATGGATGAATGAACTTAAAGTAAAGTTTCTTATCACTCCTTTCCACTAGACCAGCTTCTAAAGCTGAATATACTGTATTATGTTGTACCCCTATTTCGTGAACTATTCTATTCAGAGATAAATCTACTATATTGGATGCTATTCTAGACCAGCATTTGAATCGGATTAAGAAGCCGATTACTAATCTATCTACATCTGTATCTAACAGGCTGCTATCTATGGTTACAAAGAACTTGGTAGGTTCTGTATTGCTATACTTATTACTGCATCCAGTTCTATCTATTGTTAGGTTGGCTACTTCTTCAAACTTCTTTAGATGGTTAAAGATGGTAGTTTCACTAACACCTGTTATTCTTACTATATCTTTAATAGTACTATCTGGATTCTTACTAATGGCTACTAATGTGCAGAAGTAAGTAAATGCTTCATTATTGGTTAATGCCTGTAATACTGGTATGCTTAATTTAATGTTCATAGTGATGTTCTTTTGCGTGGCACTCTTTACAGATAGACATAAGGTTATTAAAGTCAAATGCTTTGGCTAGTCTTTTAGTGCCAGTATAATTCATAAAGGAATCTATGTGGTGAATATCTTCTGCTGGCTTAATAATGCCTTTGGCTAAACAGAGTTCACATAATGGCTGCTGCATTAGCTTAGCTAGTCTTAATTCCTTCCATTTGGTAGATTGGTATATCTTCTGTCTTTCTTCCCTGTTAAATGTTCTGGAAGGCTGCTTATTCGGTTTCTTTAGGTATGGCATATAGTTCTGATGGTATTATGTATTCACCTTCTTCATTCTGTACTTCCAATGGTGCTAATTTACTATTCATTGTATAGCTGGACTTCTTAGTATAGCATCTTATAGTATTGAATTGTACTCTTAGTAATGCTAATACAGATTCTTCTGTTACTTCTTCCAGTCCTACTTCCATACATCTTATTACTGCTTTCTGTAGGAAATCTTCTACAGTCTGGGACATATAGATATTGTCTTTATAGTATGTGGTGTATTGCTTTACTAATTCGGGATAATGTTTGGCTATTATATCAGCTATTTTAGAAGCATTTCTATGAAGTGGCTTATCTATTACTGTATTGTAGCTGTACTGGTCATATTGTGGCTTCCAGTTAATTATCTTATCTGCTGTTTCTATATCAATGTGAAATAATGCTGCTGCTTTGTCTAGTCCGTAATCATATACATACTGTAGAAGGACTGATTTAGGTGGTCTTATCATTCTTGAATTTAATGTACTGGTTAATGGTTTCCCTGTTATAATTGAAGAAGTCCTTTAGTATGGCTTCTATTAGTGGTGCTTTATCTGATTTGTGGTTAGTATGTTCATCTATAATATCAATATTTCTATTAAAGAAATCTGCTATTATCAATCTTAGTAGTTTAGACCTGTCTTTGCCTAGTAATTGCTGTAGTTCTGTTAGTAGCAGGTCGGTATTTAGGTCTATTTTAGCTTTAATTTCTATTGGGTAATTACTTCTTCTTTCCATAGTTTAGCCTTTAATTGTATTACAAATTTACTAATACCTTAACAGACTTCCAAATAAATAATTCACATTCTTTAATAATTGTATTGTAGTGATTATAAGTCAATTAGAGCCATTGCATAGCTTTATAAATTATAAAAATTAAAAAGACTATAATATGATAAATTACACTATTCCAAAGGACATTGAAAAGGATGCTAAGGTATATATGCAGAATGTACTGGAACAGCTGGATAGTACTGGTATGTTAGAGAATGTGGATAGTGCAGCTTTAACGATGCTGGCTAGAAACTACAGTATGTTCATTAAGGCATCCAAACAGTTAGAAGATGAAGGTTTGACTGTTACCAGTGATAGAGGTAACATAGCACCGCACCCAGCTATTAAGATTGCTAAAGATGCTCAAACGCAAGCTATGAAAGTTATGCTGGAGTTCGGACTAACAGCTAAGGCTAGAACTAAATTGCCTAAAGTAGAACAGGACGGATATAACCCATTTGAGCAGTTTATAAAGGAAGGAAAGGAAACTAGGTAATGAATACCAAACTTTACTATGAATATTGTAGTAGGGTTCTTAATGGTGAAATAATAGCTGGTGAAACTATTAAACTAGCTTGTAAGAGATTCCTGAATGACCTGCAAAGGGATGATTTGGAATTTAAAGAGGACAAGGTAGATAGAGCCATTCTGTTCATTAGCACATTGAAGCATTATACAGGTAGACATTCTGGTAAACCATTCACCTTAGAAGGATGGCAGCAGTTTATAATAGCTAATATAGTTGGATTCTACTGGAAGGGAACTACTACCAGAAGATATACTAGCAGCTATATAGAAGTAAGTAGGAAGCAGGGTAAGACAGCTTTGGCTGCTGCTTTATGCTTGTATTATTTAATAGCTGATGGTGAAGATGGTGCAGAAGTATTACTGGCTGCTAATAGTAAAGAGCAAGCTAAGATAGCCTTTGATATGTGTAGCAAGTTTAGTAAGGGATTGGATTCTAAAGGCAAGTATCTTACAGCCTATAGAGCTGATATTCTGTTTAACCTTACTAATTCCAAGTTGAAAGTATTGGCTGCTGATGATAGTAAACTGGATGGATTTAATGCCAGTTTTGGTTTATTGGATAAAGATTTGTTCAATTAAAACTCCTTTAACTTCTGGGAACTCCTTAATAAAGCGTGTAGTTAAGGACAATCAGAAACCAAGCATCTTAGAGATAAGATGAAGGCTCAACGACTATCGAAAACACATCTATTACAGATGGAAGTGAGTAGAGTACACCCAAGTGGGTGGAAATGGGGAGGACTTGACAAACTTTCATAGTTATAATTAAAATCTTAATATATGAAAGTTTACACCTTAACAGACCCTACAACCAATGAGGTTAGATATGTAGGGGTAACAATTCAGAGTTTAAATCAAAGATTATCACAACATATAAACGCTGCTAAGCATAATGAGTGCAGACACGTTTGTAAATGGATAAGAACTTTGATTCAAAAAGATTTAAAACCAATCATAGAACAAATAGATGAAGTATCAAACGGTGAATGGGAAGGTATGGAACAATACTATATAAAAGCCTATAAAAGTATTGGATGTAATCTTACTAATATTTCCAAAGGTGGTGCTGGTGTTATAACTGCTGATATGAGAAGTAAATCATCTATGGAAAGAAGTGCAGAAGGACACAAAAAGCCTGTTTATCAATTAGATACAAAACTGAACATTATTAAAGAATGGAAGTCTGCTAGTGATGCTGCAAAAGAATTAGGTTATAAACAATCTAACATTGGAAATGCAATGTGTTATAAAAGAGCAGCTTATGGATTCTTTTGGTGTAAGGTATGTGATTATGATGGTTTTAAGCCTAGTGTAAAATACACTAATGAAAAGGGAAAAGGTCAAGTTAAGATATAGTCTAAACTCTAAGGTAACTTAGAGCGGTCTTTGTGGGATAACTACCTACCAGACGGTACTTGCCTAACGAACAAGTATGAATATAATGGAATATCACGCTGCTAAGAATAGTAAAGTACGTGATGTTATTAAGTCCAGTATGGGGATGAGGATGAACCCGCATCTTTGTACTATTACTACTGCTGGCTTCGATAAGACTTTACCCTGTTACCAATTAAGAACCGTAGCTATAGAGGTGCTTAATGGCTTAAAGGTAGATGATGAAATGTTTATAGCTATCTATTCTTTAGATGCTGATGATGATTGGAGAGATGAAAAGAACTGGGTTAAATGTGCACCAAACTTGGATATTACAGTAACTTCCAAATACATTAGAGGACAGGTACAACAGGCAATAAATAACCCTGCTGATGAAGTCGGAGTTAAAACTAAGACTTTGAATTTATGGTGTGACAGTTCTAATGTGTGGCTACCAGAGGACTATATTATTAAGTGCAGTCAGGAAGTAAACCTTAATAAGTTTGCTGGTATGGATTGCTATGTAGGTGTGGATTTGGCTGCTACTTCGGATTTGACTGCTGTAGCCTACTTAGTAGTACTGGATGGTACTTACTACTTCAAAACACATTACTATCTTCCAGAATCGGCATTAAAGGATAAGGCAGATAAGGAACTTTACAAATACTGGAAGCAGCAGGGGTATCTTACTGTTACCAGTGGCAATGTTACCGATTATGACTATATAACTGCTGATATGCTTAGATATGCTGATGTAGTTAATATCCAGTCTGTAGGATATGACAAGTATAATGCTACACAATGGGCTATAGATTCTACAGAGCAGGGATTACCATTAGAAGAATATCCACAAACACTAGGTAACTTTAATATGCCTACTAGAGAACTGGAAAGGCTGATATTATCTGGTAAGGCAGTTATTGATAACAATGAAATAAATAGGTACTGCTTTAGAAATGTTACTTTGAAGTCTGATTATAATGGTAATGTTAAACCGAATAAGGCAGTAGATAAGAAGAAGATAGATGGAACTATAGCAATGATACAGGCTTTAGGTATGTATCTGAGAACACCACATTACACAAATGAAATACTGACTATTTAATGGGAATTTTTACTAATTGGTTTAAAAAGAAAGAACCAGAACAGGAAACCAGAGGGTTATTCTGTGATTCCTTAATGTATAATATGAATGGCGGTTATACCACTAATAAGGCTATGCTGTTATCTACAGTCTACAGATGTGTAGATGTTATTAGTGATGCAGTGGCACAGCTTCCATTAGAGCCATATTATATTACTGATTCTGGTTATAAAGAAAAGTTTATTAAGCATCCTACTTACTACTTACTGAACAAAGAGCCGAACAATAAGATGAGTAGGTTTACTTTTATAAAGACTTTGATAGTAAGTACACTACTTAAAGGTAATGGATATGCTTACATAGAAAGAGATGCTAAAGGAGATGCAGTGGCACTTCATTATTTACAGCCAGATTATGTTACTATTACTGAACAGAAGGACGGAATTAAATATAGTGTTGTAGGCATTAAAGGACTGGTAGAGCCTTGCAATATGATTCATATACTGAACTTTAGTTATGATGGTATTACTGGAATCAGTACTTTACAACACGCCAGACAGACTTTAGGACTGGCTACAGATTCTGAATCACACGCACAAGGATTCTTTAAAGGTGGTGCTAATCTGGCTGGTATTCTTAAAGTACAATCTACTTTAACTGGTAAGCAGAAGGTAGATTTAAAAACTAGCTGGCAGACTGCTTTTAGTCCTACTACTGGTACACCTAATGGAGTGGCTGTATTAGAAGGTAATATGGACTTTCAACCTATTACAGTGAATCCTGCTGATGCACAACTATTAGAAACCAGACAGTTTAATGTAATTGATATTTGTAGGTTCTTCGGAGTATCACCAGTTAAAGCATTTGACTTATCCAAGAGCAGTTATAGTACTGTTGAGGCTACCCAGCTAGCTTTTCTTACTGATACATTATCACCATTACTAGAGAAGATAGAATTAGAGTTTGAAAGGAAGCTGTATAAGCCTTCTGAAAGGAGTAGAATAGATGTAAGATTTGATACTTCTGTATTACTAAGAGCAGACAAACAATCTTTAGCAAACTACTACAATACACTATTTAATATCGGTGTGGTTAGTGCTAATGAGATTAGAAAGCAGTTGGATTTACCTGCTATAGATGGTGGGGATTCTCACTTTATACAGGTTAATCTAATGGAGATTAAAAATGCTGCTAATAACATTCCATCTAATAACAATATAATCAATGATACAGACAATTTACAAGGGAACTGACTTAGTATTCAATATTAAGTTGGAAGATAAGGACGGTATTCCATTTAGGGTAAGAAACACTTCTGAATTTATACTTAGGCTTTACACCACAAACCCAGCAGAGTTTATAGAATGTAATTTTAAAGGTGGTGATTTGACTGGTATAGTAGAAGAAGATAGAATAGATAAGGCGGTTATTAATTCATCTGACCTAGATAAGCTACAATCTGGACTAATCTATTACAGCTACAGCTTTAAAAGTCCTAATGCTATGTTTAATGATGCTTATTATGATGAGGTAGTTAAAGGGCAGACTAATTATTATTTGAAGTAATGGAACTACAGAGAGCAACTAAAGAAGGAGTATTAGAACTGGATAGAATCAGTGCCAAGATTGGTAGTACAGTTAATGCTGTATGGGGTACTATAGAAGGTGATATTACTAAGCAAACCGATTTACAGGATGAACTAAAGAAGGTAAAGGATAGTATTCCTACTAAAGTTCCTGCTGATGGTGGTAATGCTGATACTGTAAACGGACATACAGTAGAATGTGATGTACCTGCTAATGCTAAGTTTACTGATACTGTTTATGATGATTCTATTATTAAGGCTGGCATAGCTAATAAGGTGGACAAGGTATCTGGCAAAGGTTTATCTACTAATGACTACACAACACCAGAGAAACAGAAACTGGCTGGACTTAGTAACTATGATGATTCTGCATTAAGAAAGTATGTTGAATCCTTAGAGGAACAGAACAAGCTATTAAAGGAACAGGTAGCAGCATTACAGACTAAGATAGATAATACTGGTTGGATTCTATTGGAATAATAACAATACTATGAGAGAACTAAGAAACTGTAATGAAATTGTAAAGATGGATTCTAGGACTGTAGAAGGGTATGCTTTAGTATTCGGTAAGCAGTCTAGGGATTTAGGTGGCTTTACTGAAGTAATAGAACCTACAGCCTTAGAAGGTATTTTAGAAAAGTCTGATATACTATGCTTACTGAATCACAATGAGGATAGAGGTATATTAGCCAGGTCTAAATATGGTACTGGAAGCCTAGAATTAACTATAGATGATACTGGACTTAAATACAGGTTTGAAGCACCTAACACTGCTTTAGGTGATGAACTGTTAGAAGGTCTTAGAAGGGGTGATATTAGTACTTCTTCATTTGCCTTTACTATCGGTAAAGATACTTGGACTAAGAAGGAAGATGGTAGTTATTTAAGAACTATCAATAGCTTCAAAGAATTATTCGATGTATCACCAGTATATAAAGAAGCATATCCAGATACATCTGTAGCATTAAGAAAGATGCAGGATTTAGAGAGCGAGGATTTAAAAGATTACTTCGCTGGACTTAGGAGTAAGTTAAACTAATGAACACCTTAGAACTACTGGACAAAAAGGAACTGCTTCAAAAGAGAGCAGAGGAAATTATATCTGGTGCTGAGAAGGAAGTAAGAAAGCTAAATGCTGGCGAGCAGGTAGAATTTGATGCACTTACTAAAGAAGTGGCAGATATAGATATTCAGATTAGGAAGATTGAAGAAGATAACCTTAAACAAACAACACATACAACTAATACTATGAAAGAAAAGTTTTCACTTTTAAAGGCTATCAATGATGTAGCCAATAACAGACAATTAGACGAGAGAGCACAGGAAGTAGTAACTGCTGGTATCGCAGAAATGCGCAAGGCTGGTCAGTCTTATAGCGGACAGATTGTACTTCCTATCGAGGAAAGAGGTGATATTAAAGCTACTGTAGCTACAGCAGGACAGGAGAATGTAGCAGAAGATAAGTTAGGTATTCTAGAACCATTGAGAGCAAATTTAGTATTGGCACAAGCAGGTGCTTCTTATATGACTGGACTTGTAGGTAATGTTTCTATTCCTGTTTATTCTGGTTCAAATGTAGGCTGGGCTGGTGAAGTTGATGCTGCTTCTAATGGCGGTGGTACATTCTCAGAAGTAAACCTAGAGCCTAAAAGACTTACTGCATATATCGACGTATCTAAGCAATTCTTAATTCAAGACTCTAATTCTGCTGAGGAAATGCTAAAGAGAGATATTGTTTCAGCTATTGCCAACAAACTTGAAGCTACTATTTTGGGTAGTGAAGCTGGTGATGCAAAGAAACCTGCTGGTATGCTTAATGCTGTAGTAGCAGATAGCAATGCTATCACTTACAAGGATATTGTTAAGATGGAAGCTGATTTGGAAGCTAAGAATGTGAGAGGTGATATTAAGTTTATTGTTTCACCTTCTGCTAAGGCTGATTTAAAGACTACTGACAAGGGTACTGATACTGGTAAGTATCTGATGGAAGGTAATGAGGTAAACGGTTATCCAGTTCTTTCTACTTCTGCTGTAGCTGGTAAGGGCGTAATCTTCGGTAATTTTGCTGATTTGGTTATCGGTCAATGGGGTGGAATTGATTTAACAGTAGACCCATATACACAAGCTGCTAACGGTAAAGTAAGACTTGTTATCAATGCTTACTTTGATGCCAAGCCTAGAAGAGCAGAAGCATTTGTTAAGAAGGTTCTTAAAGCCTAATTATAGTCTATTTAATAAGTAGTAAGCTATGTATATAACTTTAGAACAAGCAAAGAAACACCTGCTAGTAGATGAGGATTTTAGGGCAGATGATATGTACATTCTGGACTTAATAGCTGTAGCAGAGGATTCAGTATCTAAACATTTAGACATAGCTTTAGATGAATTAGAAGTAGGTGGTACTTTACCACCTGCTATAATTCACGCTATGTTACTAATGATAGGTAACTTATATGCTAATAGAGAGCCTGTAGCATTTGGTACGGTAGTTAAACTGCCTTATAGTTATGAATATCTTATAGGACTTTATAAACACTATGAAATAAAATGAGGGCAGGACTATTAAATTATCCAATTACCATACAAGAACCTATAACACTAAAAGATGTATATGGGGCTAATGGTATAGACTGGAAGGATGCTATAAGTACCAGAGCGCAGGTTACTTATAATTCTGGAAACAGACAGAACCAGAATAATGAAATAATCCACTGCTATACAGTTACCTTTACTATAAGGCTATATCACAAAGTTAATGAGCAAATGCGAATTATTTGGAATGGCAATAAGTACAGGATTCTTAGTATTAACCGAGAATTATATAAGCAATCAATAACCATAGTAACTGAATTGATAAATGAATAATATAGAAGTAGATGCCAGACAGATTACTTCTATGTTTGCAGATTTGACAAGCAGACAGCAAAGGCAGGTCTATAGAAGTGCTTTAAGAAAGGGTGCTGGTATCTTAGTCGGTGAAACTAAAAGGCAGCTAAGGCAGACTTTAGGCAGGGCAGCTTCCAGTAGAAACTGGTGGAATGGTAAGACCTTAATAAGTGGAATCAAAGCTAATGCTGATAGAAACGGAGAAGAAGCTAAAGTACATATTATGGGTGACTTTAGATTGAAGTTCTTTGAACTGGGCACTAGAGTTAGAAGAACCACTGGTAGTAATACTGCATCTGTTAGGGGAAGGAATCCCATTAGAAGGCAGAGAGTATCAGCCAATAGAGGTAGTATTAATGCAGCACATTTCTTTAGAACAGCTAAAGCCAATAAGGAAAGGGAAATCTTTGATAATATGGATAACCTTATAAGCCAGTCAATTCAGAGAATAGCTAATAGGAACAGACGATGAGTTTACAAGTAGGTAAAGCTATCTATAATATTCTTAGTAATGATGCAAAGGTTATAGATAGTGTAGGACATAAAATTTACCCTTTAATAGCTGATACAGGTACTACATTTCCATTCATTGTTTATAGAAGAACAAGTATAGAACCATCTGATAGTAAGGATAGATTTATATATAGTGAAGATACTTATGTGGAAGTGGTTATAGCTTCTGATAAGTACAATGAATCTATAGAAATTGCTGACTTGGTTAAAAATGCCTTACAAGGTAAGAGGGGTAACTATTCTGGTATTAACATACACGATATTAGAATGACAAATGCAGATGAGGATTATATAGAAGATACATTCATTCAGAACCTTACATTCAACATAAAGACAAATGGCAGGACAAGTAATTAACGGTGGTGACTTAATGCTATTTATTGACGATAAGTCTATAGCATTTGCCACTAGCCACAAACTAAGTATAAATGTAGAAACAGTAGAAACCACTTCTAAGGATAGCGGTGGTAAATGGGTAGCTAAGGCTGCTAGAAAGATTAGCTGGAACTGTAGTACCGAGAACCTTTATTCTAATGATGGTGAAGGTATGACTTTTGACCAGTTATTCGATAAGCTGACAGCCAGAACACCTATTAAGGCTGTATTCTGTTTAGAGAAAGACTACGCAACAAAGAAAGATGAAGTTCCTTCTGGTGGATGGTTGCCAGCCACTACTGGAACATATTCGGGTAATGTTATTATTACAGCACTTGAAGCTAATGCACCTAATGGAGATAATGCAACATTTACAGCTTCATTTGAAGGTGTTGGAGCACTTACAAAGACAGCATAATTATAAGCCTTTATATCTCTAGGTTATGGAGGTGTAAAGGCTTTATTATTTAATACTTATTGATATGACTATTAAAGGACAAGACTACAAATTGAAATATACTCTTAGAGCCTTATTTATCTATGAACAGATTACAGGTAAGGCATTTGAGTTAAAGACTATCACAGATGAATATCTATTCTTCTACTGTGTCTTAATGGCTAATAATCCAGACAGTTCACTAACCTTTGAAGAACTGATAGAAGCCATAGATGAAGATATGGGTATTATGGTAGAGTTCCAGAACTTTTTAAAGAAGGAACTGGAGAAGCAGCAGCTATTCATTACTAATAATGCGGATGCTAAAAAAAAGTCCTAACCACTAAGGAGATATATTCAGCCTTAGTAATAGAAGGTGGACTAGACCCAGAATATGTACTAGATAAGATGCAGATGTATGAGTTAGAACCATTGATTAGCAATCTACATAGGAAGGACAGAAATAGCTGGGAACAGGCTAGAATGGTAGCTTATGTAATTGCACAATGTAACAGCACTAAGAAGTTAAAGCCTACTGATATAATGCAGTTTACTTGGGATAGTGATACTACAGGAGAAACATCTATTAGTAATGAAGATATAAAGAGATTGAAAGAGAAAGCTAAACAATATACAACACATAATTAAATATGGCTGATTTAGTAACCAGACTATTATTAAATAGTAGTCAATTTGATAACAACATAAGACAGTCCACACAACAAGTACAGCAGTTTCAGCAGGTAGGAAGGAATATCACAGCCACTATAGGAAGATTTGCTGGTGTGCTAGGTGTAGCTATGACAGCAGGAGAAGCATTTAATGCTGCTGTTAATAGTTCCAGAGAAGCACAACAGGACTGGAATACTGTAGTAGGTACTGCTAAGACTACTGTAGATAACTTCTTTTCATCTTTATATAGTGGTGATTGGACTGTATTTGAGAATGGGATATTAAATGCTATCGGACTAGCTAAGAGATATACAGAAGCCTTATCTAATGCTAAGATGGCTATGGCTATCGGTGAATCTAAAGCAGATAGATTAGAAGCAGAAAGAAATAACTATGAATACCTTATTACTAAGAAGGGTATTAGTAATGAAGAAAGAACAGCAGCCTATAACACTTACATAGAATTATCTAAGAAGGAAATCTTAGAGAGGGAAAGTAAAAGTAAGTACTTCTGGGAACAGATTCAAGAAGTAATGAAGGCTAAAGGCGTTACTGGTATTAATGATGCTAAGGAAGCACAGAAACTATATGAGAGTTTATTAGACCCATCTACTAAGGAATATGCAGATTTAGAGAAGTACAAGCAAAGGAAGTCAGATGCTAAAGGTACTAGGAATCTAGGTTACTTAATGATGATTAGCGGTGCTGGTATAGGTAGTGAAGGTTTAGATACTTATACTAAAGGTGTTAAGGAACTGGAAGAAGCTACAGATGAGAGCCTAGAGAATATGATTAGATTCCAGAATATCTTTACTTCGGAAGTCGGTGAAGAAGTAAAGGATATGCTAGATAAGGCTATAACCTTTACTGATAAGGCTGGTACTATTAAGAAAGATATGTCTGATGCAGGACAGGATTTAAAGGATAATCTTAATAATGGAGAGGTTAAATTAAAACCTGTTATTCCTACTGGTTCATTAGCAGAACTGGATGCACAGATAGCATCTTTAAGAAAGGAATTAAGCCTAGCTATTAGTAATGAAGATAGGATAAGAATCAATGCTGAACTAAATGCACTTACTGAACAGAAGAGGGTAATAGAGTTCCAGTACAAATATCCTAATGCACCTATTGGAAAGTTAGATGGCAAACCTGCTGGTTTGGCTGGTATGGTGAAGCCAGAAATACCTACTTCACTTCCTAAGTTTAGTAACCCTATTACTAATAAGAATATCAAACTGAATAATGAGTACGCACAAAGTTTAGGTGCTATAGCTTCTATTATGGGTTCTGTAACCAATATGACCAATGAAGGTGCGGCAGCTTGGTTAAGTTGGGGTGCTAATTTGATTAGTGCTGTAGCAGCAGCTATCCCACAAATTGTAGCATTAACTACAGCTAAGAAAGGTGAAGCTATTGCCAGTGGTGTAGCCAGTGCAGCCCAAACACCGTTTGTAGGATGGTTGTTAGCAGGTGCAGCA